AGAGCCCCTTTTGTTTGACCAGTGCCGATCAGTAGGCAGTGGTATCGAACGGGGTGTTGACCAGCAGGCGGCAGATGGGCACCATTTTGGTGGTGGCGAACACGAGGTTCCAGTTGCCGATGGTGGTCAGGTTGGCGTTGGTGGGGTTGTCGGTGCCGCTGGCCCACTTGGTGCCAGTGATGTGGAAACCATAGTGGTAGTCCACAGCAAGCACATCCTGCATAGACAGGATGTTGCGGTCGGCAGCCAAGCGCAGATCCTGTTGGATGCCCTCGCTCACCACGCCAGATTTGAACAGGTACACGGGGTACTTGCGCTTGTGGGTGGCGGTGCCGCTGGCCAAGAAGGTCAGCTGATCGTCGATTACCACGCGGAGACCCGCGAAGTAGGCCACCTCAGTCTGGGTGATACCCACACCACCACCGCCCCAGGTCACGGCACCTGCGGCTGCAAGAGCAGAAGTGCTGAAGGTCAGCATCCCCACTTGCTGCAGGTAGTAAGCAACGGCGGAGTGCATGGCGATCGAGTCAAGCTCGTCACCGCGCTCGCCCAGCTTGTTCTTGGCCGACACCACATTGGCTACGTTCAGATAGTTGGTGTCGGTAGGAGACGCGCCACCGGTGGCATCCAGTTGGTTGGGGCCAAGAACGCCAGTACCAGCGATGGGACCAAACAGACCCAGCAGTTGGGATGCGAGGGTGGTGGTCTTCAGCTTGTTGATGGCGGCAGTCAGCTGGTTACGGACGTGAGCCAAAGGATCAGCGCCAGAGCCCAGTTGGCTGAGGTCGTCTGCGGCGTAGGCAAAGCCACGGTGCAGAATGGTCATAATCTGCTCGTCGGCAGTTGACTTTTGAGGAGTCAGGTAGCCGGCGCCAGAGGTGCCCCAGGCCGCCGAGGAGAGGATTTGCTCTTCGCTGGGGTTGATGGGGTCGAAGAAGGGCACGCGCACGCGGGTGCCGCCGCTACGGGCGTCCAGAGCAGCGTTGCGTTGCACGATGCCGCTTTGGATCCACTTCGATTGCTCGAAGATGCCCTCGCTGGTATAAGCGAGAAACTCAGGACGTGCGACAAGATCCGACAGGAATGTACCGCCGGAATAGTTTTCAAGAGCAGCAGTCATTGTGGGCTCCTAATGGGTTTACGGGAGTTGCCCCACAGGGGCTATCGTGCTCCAGCCTCTGATTTCAACAGCCGGGCTTTGTCGGGATCCTTGGCGAGCATCATCATTTGTTGAGTGATGTTCCAGGAATCCTTTAGCCAGGGGTTGGTTTGGCCGGGAAGCGCGGTGGCGCGGGCACTACCCGGGACACCCATACCAGCGCGGTTCGTGGCGGCGAAATGATGCTCGTAACCACTGCCTGGATTTTTGAGGTTGGCGATATATTCGCCTACCGGAACTTCGACGCCGCCGACAACAGCCACAGGCTGTCCTTCTTTGGTGCGTAGGTTCTCCTGCAATAAACGATACAGCTGATCGGGTGCTAATGCACCAGCTTGTGACAGTTGGGCGATGGCCGAGGACTTCAGCTGCTCTTGTGTGAAACCTTGTTTGATCTGATCGACTTCGCTTTCTTTGGCGGAAAGCTGTTGCTTGAGTTCAGAAACAGTTTGCTGGGCCTCTTCCCACAAGGTTTTGTACTCGCCGGATTCGGCCAGTTTTGTGGTTTTGGCTTGTTCTTGGGCAGCGCGGATTTCGTCGAGCTGCTTCTGTAGGGTTTCGCGGTTTTCGCGGTCCTTGCGGCGCTCGGCGATTAACTCTTGGTTTTTCGCACGAAGAGCTTCAAGTTGACTGGCCAAGTCGGAACTCTCAGCCACAGGCTGGGGGGCACCAGGCTCCACGGGAACTACTGGTGCGTTCTGGTCTTCTGGCACGATGTTGTACTACTTGGACAGTCTTAGTTTACAAGAAAAGAATCAGTAGGTTCCATCGTTGGTTGAAGCCGGATCGCCTTGGTCACCTCTGGGGATCGTAAAATTCAGCACGGCAGCTGCGCTCGTGCCACTGTTTGTTACTACAACACTGGAGCCGGCGCTACCTGTGTTAACAGCGCCAATCGTGATTGTTGCTGCTGTCCCGGCAGTGCCTTGCGGGCCTTGAGGGCCTGTTTCACCTGCGGGCCCAGTTGCGCCAGTGATACCTTGAAGTCCTTGCTCGCCTTGAGAACCTTGCGGGCCTGTTGCGCCCTGCACACCCGGAATACCTTGTAGACCTTGCGGGCCGGTTTCACCCTGGGATCCCTGTGCACCTGTCGCTCCTGTCGCTCCTGTAGGGCCTTGTGAACCTGCCGCTCCTGTAGGGCCTTGCGGACCTGTGGCTCCGGTGCTGCCTGTGCTGCCTGTGTTGCCCTGGGGAATTACAAAATTAAATACCGCAGCAGTGCTTGTACCCGCATTTGTAACAGTGGCGTCTGTGCCTGGCGCACCAGTTGTTACAGTGCCGATCGCAATGGTTGCACCGCTGCCGCTACCGCTTCCCGGTAAGCCGCCACCTACCGTTAAGCCTGTGAGCTGGGTGCGGGTCGCCAGTTCCACGCCGCTGCCCCAGCCGTTGTTGGTTTTGGGGCCGTAAATCGTTAACGGGTCCGTTTGGATAAACCAATCGCCTACTGTGCCCGTCGTGGCATCCGGCGGTGTCGTGCCGGAGTGGATCGTATTGAACGCCTCGACTCGTTGAGTTAGGCGCACCAAGGCTGTGACTTGAGCAAGGGTGAGCTGCTCGGTTTTGGTGGCCATTAGCGAGACAGCAGTTCAATCAGACGGTCAACGCGGTCGGGGTTCATCTCGGCGCGTTCTTTCATGTCCTCGTCGCCGGTGTTTTCGGCGGCTTCCGGTAATGCCAGTGCGTTTGTGGTGCTGGCCTCCAGTTCGTCTTCGATGCTGATGTTGTCGGGGAGGACTTCGCCCCGGCGCAGGATTTCCAGCAACATGGCATCGCTGATCTTGCCTGCTTCGTTGAGTTGACTCAGGACAGCGACGTCTTGACCGATCAGGCGGTAATAGTCGAAGTCGCGGTCGATTGTGATCTCGGGAGGTTCCATGCCCACGTACTGGGCCGCAAAGGCGAAGGCCTGGTTGAGGGCGGACTCTAGTTCTTGGCTGATGATCGATAGGACCGAGTTGGATTGGGCTTGGTCGATGCGCTTGGCCTCGGCAGACTCGGCTACAAACTTTTGGCCGAATAGTTTGGTGACGCCCAGCGTGGACATCTGGGATTCCAGCGATTGCAGCTCGGCCATCTGGGCGTCGAAGCTGGTGGCGTCGGCCTGGACGTAGTACGCCTTGTTGCCCGGTTGCATGGCAATGGCGTAATTCACGCCCATCGTTGCGTTGCCCGTTGTGTCGTCCCAGCCCTCTAGAACAAGGGTGGGCATGGCTGCGATGTGGAGGGCGTGGATAAGGTCGGCTTGGCGTTGGTAGTGGGTGATGTTCAGGTTGGCGATGTCCAGCAGTGGGGGCTGAGAAATTAATAGGCCCCGGCGGTTGCTGTAGATCGGTACTAGGGGGATTTCGTCCAGGCTGTAGCCGCCGGTTTCGCTAAATTCGACTACTGCTTGGCCCAGGGTGTACAGGTCGTAGCGGCCTGGGTAGATCACCCGCATTTGCTCGATCTGCTCTTCGCCAAATTCGTTCAGCGGGCGGACGTCGTAATCGTGGATGCGGACTTGCAAGAGGCGGTTGGTGCCGTCTTCTTTGCGCCAGCCCCAGATTTGGGGGGCATCGACGTGGACGAAATAGGGGCGGCGACCTTGGGCGCGTTCTTCAGCAAGATTGACCGCCCCCATTGCGGCGGGATAATCCACCAGGATTGCGCTGTGGCCGAATGTCAGGCTGCTTACCAACGCCCGGCGGGCGTACTCATTGATGCTGGAGCCCAAGCCGTCGATGTTCTGGGCCATGTCCAGCCAATACTGGTCGCCCTCGATGTGGATCGGTTTGCGGAGGATTGCGCCAGCAGCCGTTTCGATTAGACGGCTGGTGTACGGCGAAAGTACGGACCGATCGACGCGGGTGGTGTAGGCGTCCTGGTCTTCACGAGGCTCCTGCGGTAGGTAAGTTTCTGACAGGTCGCGGATGTAGTTGGTGCCTCGGGTAACGGCGGCCATCACGCTCCAGTCCGGCATCATGGCAATGACGTCCAGGTTGCGGACAAATGGGGACTCGCTGACGACAGCGCCAGTTGGGGGGATGTTGGCGCTGTACACCACGGTTTAACTCCTACTTCTTTTCTATTTTGGCAGTAAACCCGGCGTCTTTACGATGCGCGAGTGGAATACACCTGTCCGGGCACCGTGGAACGTGCTAATCCATCAGATGTTGATGGCGATAGATCGGCATGGCGAGTTGTACAGACAAACTGGACATGGCTGGCACGCCGCTAAAGCGCAAGAGTTGCGTGAATACGTGGCGGAACTCAAGACTTGGATCCATCAACAGGAAAAATAGTCACCATTTCACCTTGTCTGCCCAAAATGCGGCGCTCATTTTGCCCTTGGCGATATTTTTTGAGTGTCTGGCCTTAAATGATGCCCTTCTGGCCTTGTCTGACGCTGATTCTCCTTTTTGTGCTGGTGAGCCAGACACGCCCTGCTGACCGAAACGGATGAGTTTTACCGTGTCGCCTTCCTTGGCGAGCACCACGTGAGACTTTTTCGGGTGGTTAGGGGTGCGTTTGGGCTTGTTGTAGCCGGAAAATTGTTCGCCGCGATACTCAATCGTCATCATCGTCCTCCTCTTCCTCGTTGGGGTCAGCGATGGGCACCAGAATTTCAATGCCACTTGCCAGCATCGTAATGAAACCGCCCAAGGTTTCAGGGATAGAGGGAGTTCTGAAGACAAAAGTGGCGTGTGTAGTGCCTTCCTCAGCGTCGATTTCGACGTGAATACAACTGCCGGTGATGGTTTGGATGGTCATTACATTGCACCAACCTTGCAGGCCACCGTGGGGCCGGCTGGCATAGACGTGATGTGGGTGCGTGTGTAACGGCAGGGGCTGCCTGTTGCGAAATACAGGACTGTGGTGTTGTCGTTGATTGTTAAGTTGCCCGCGTGTTTGGTGGCGACAGTGATATGGCCCCAGTTCGTTCCATCCAGGCTGCCTTCAAAATCAAAGTTGATGTTGCCGCTGGTGTGGTTGGTGACGGTGATCTGGAAGGACCAGTAGTTTGCTGTGGCGTCGATGGTGGTGAAGTAGCCCGCTGTGGTGCGGGTGCCAGCGTCGTAGATGGTTAGTTCGCCATCGTGGATGGTGCCCGTTCCAGTAGCCACTGTGGTTTAGCCTCGCGCCTTCTTGTAGATGTCGCTGTCGGCTTTGCGGGCGCCGCCTTTGCCGGAGACGTAGCTGTTGACGCGACCCATGGCCCAGGCAGCCATTGAGACGTTGCGCGAGCCACTGGATAGGTAGGCGCCTTGGCCGCGACGATAAACTGCGGCGAGTTCGCCATAACTGAAGCGGGTGCCTTCAGCTTTGGTGCGGAGGGCTTTTTTAGTTGCCTCGCTTAGGGGTTTTGCGCTTGCCACCTTGTTCGGTCCTGGATTTAGAAACGGCGCGGATGTCGATAAACTCGCCGCGTTTGTATGCCTCAGCGGTGCTTTTGATTTCGCGGGCTTTGGCGCTCTTATTTTTGGCGCCGCTGAGGTACTTCTTCGGTAAGCCGGTCGCTTTGTCTTTGGGTACGCGGCTTTGCTTGCGGGACATTACTTCTTTTTGGCCCCCTTCTTAGGGGTTTTCTTGGTCATTCCAGGCTTGGGTTTGCCGCCTTTGGGCATCTTCATGTCGCCGTAATGGCCGGGCATAACTTTGAGGGGTAACTACCACACACGATAGTTGGTCTTGCCCAGGTTTTCTGGTTTGGCGAGGTTAAATACTTGTAGGCAGAGGTAGCCGAGTGCGTCGAAGGCGTGATCCACGCCCAAATTCTTGTTGGGGAGGCCGGTGCCTGGGGCGTAGGTCAAGGTGCGTAGGGATTTTATTAATTCTTTACATCTCGGGTGGATGAATAGGCGGCGGGTGCCAGTGGCGTCGAGGAGGGCGGTGTTGACGCACGTGATTTTGTCGCGGATTTTCCAGGGGGATCGCGGGCTTGAGACTGTGAAGCCGGATTTTCGCAGGATGTTGTGGTCGGTGGCGCCAACGCCGCTGGTTTTGCGGGCGCCGCCTGTTGGGTCGGGGCACGCAATGATCCGGCGCTCCACGCCGTAGCGGGATTGGATCTCTTCGCACAGGTCCCAAGTGGTGGCGCCGCCGGTCATGATGATTTCGTCGAATACCCACAGGACGTCGCCCTTTTTCACCGCACAGATGCCGGACA